TCATTGGAGTGACCGCCAAAGTACCAACGGTCACTGTTGACAGTACGTGCAACAATGTAGTCATGGTGTTCTCGTGAAAACACTGCCTGGTATTGTTGAATGTTCATGGTTCACCGTGTCTGCGAATATACTCGTCAAGTTCTTTTTTTGTTGTAATCTTGGCCAACAAATCCAGTTCGTCGTTTTTATATGTGGGATAGAGCTCTGCTAGTTGTTTGCGTATAGCTGAATCTGATCCTTGTTTCTTCTTGGGCGAGATCCATTTGTGTCGCGGTGTGCCAAGATCGGGACTCACTGCTGTGGCGCATAACCATTGCAGTTTGGGATGACGATTGATGGCAAAAAAGTTTTTGTTGAGATAGTGATTGCAACTCTGCAGATAGTATTCTTGGATCTCTTTTGATCCTTCCACAGAACTACTCCAACGGATCATAAGATAGTTGGAAAACTTTTTACGTTCTTCTTCGGTGAGTTCTTCATAGAAGCGGCGATTCTTTGTGTCCAATTGCCGCATTTCATTTTGTATTGTGAGTTTATCCACGTCGTAGTTTCTGTTGCATTTCGTCAATGTAATTTTTGAGTCTACCAATTTCTCTTTGTAATCTCAGTATTTCCCCATGCTGTATATTAACACGTTCCTCTAGTAATTTGTACTGATCTTGGCTATGCTGAGTTATTTTCTTCACCGTTTCACTGACACCGCTCCGAAGTTCTGGGCTGGTTGAGACAGTGCTACGGGGCTGGGTGTATTGTGCGTTCATTGCGACTCCTGTTATAGGGTACTTACCAAGCTTTACGATAATCAACTATCTCACAGTTACGTGATATATCCTTGACAAAGTACACACACTGAGGTTTTGACCCAACACTAATAGGTACTGTAAGCATCTGCCCATTTTTAAGTTTGGGTGCATACCAAGTGACTTCATGATAGACGTCAAGGATTTCTATGTCAGGGAAGCTGGGACGAAAGCTACTCAGGGGATTGAACTCAAATGCTTTGAACCCACGATCATTGATTGATGTCAACGGCAACATTTCCAAGTCACCCAGGTCAGGTTCCCCAATCAAGATTTGCCAGTCCACTGGCATGCGCACACGACTGTCGCCTATACGCAGTACCAACGCTGGAGAAACAAAGCTTTCCAGAAATATCAAAGGAATATAGTGATAGTCTGGATTGGCCGGATCACTGTTGTCTAAAATAGCAAAACGCATGTCATCAACTTCGTCAGGCAGATGATCTAGGTCATATGGAGTATTGTCAAGTGTTAGGATTTTCATTTTATTATTGTAACAGATCTGTGTGTAGGTTTGCAACCATGCTGTGAAGATCGCGCAATTGAGTCAGCAACTCTCTCATGTGTTTTAATGGAACCATATTGGGACCATCGCTGGGTGCAGTGTTGGGATTTTCATGTGTTTCAATAAACACTGCGTCTACTGATCCCGTGGCCACGGCTGCTCGGGCGAGGTAGGGTACCATCCTGCGATCGCCGCTAGAACTGGTACCCAGTCCTCCAGGCTGTTGGACTGAGTGAGTACAGTCAAAAACCACGGGATACCCACTATGTGCCATAATAGGTAAACTACGCATATCAACCACAAGATTATTGTATCCATGAGTTACTCCTCGTTCGCATAATAAGATCCGGTCATTGCCGGTACTGAAAATTTTATTGGCTGCTTGATAAATGTCAGTGGGTGCCATGAACTGGCCTTTTTTGATATTCACTGCCAGGCCAGACTCACCAGCAGCAATCAACAAGTCAGTTTGTCTTGACAAGAAAGCCGGTATCTGTATGACATCAACTTGATAATGCCTAGCAGCAGTGGCATGGTAAGTGGTGTGGATGTCTGTCAGTGTAGGCACTGCTATTGATCGTTTGACATTGCTGAGAATTTCTAAACCTTTTTCTAATCCAGGCCCGCGTGGCGTTGCGCCAGATGTGCGATTGGCTTTGTCAAAACTGCTTTTGTATACAAAGTTTAATCCTAGGTCTTGACAAATCTCTTTCATTGCACCGGCAATATCGCAGGCGTGATCAAATGATTCAATTTGGCAAGGACCTGCAATCACGCACAGGGGATTACCTTTGCCTACTGAAAATTTATTGTTGATGTGTACTGTCATTATGACTCCATGAAGTGTAATAGTTCTGCATACTCAGGGAAAGTCTTGGAAAAGCTTTCTTGTCTGTGCTCATCTAAGAACTTTGTCCACTGTTGAAATTCCTTCCAACGTTGACTGTCGCTGGGTTGTTCAAGTGCATTGGCAATGGGAGATAAATCATGTCTTGTGTAGTGTCTAAGACGTTGGGCTATTTGCTTGCCCACAGCATCGGGTATGTTTGCAATGTCAAAGTGTTCGGGATACCAGGCTTTGATTAAAAACGGAGTGAGTTGATAGTGACTGTACAAATTGTCAATGAGCTCATCCAGGTAAAAAACATTCATACTGGTTACTGTGATAACTGGCAACAGACTCATGTTTATAGGACCAGAGTCTCGCAAGTTTACAAACCAAGCAATGTTTTCATACACAGTGTCCCAACATGCAGGATGTCTTAGATATTCAAATTTCTCCGCCCAACCGTCAATGCTGAGATTTAAATTAAAATGATTGAAGTGACTCAGAGTGTCCACTAACTCTGGAGATATGCGATTGGTGATATTTGTGCTGATGTTGATATTGATGTTTTTTGCTAGATCTTTTTCAACCAGCCGTGCTAGTAAATTTGGCAACTGTGGGTCAAGCAAAGGCTCACCACCGTAGAATTCAATGCGTTTTAAGTTGTCGGCTATTTTGATTATTTCATCAACTTGGATATCACTCAGCGGAGATATCTTTCCGGATCCTCGCAACATTGGATTGCTTTTGGGACTGTAAATCTTTTGATACTTTTCACCTTCGGGTCGCATGGTCACTGAGTCTTGACTGTTGCAACTACGGCATCTAAGATTACAAAGATTGCTGACTTTGATTACCAATTGCATTGGCCCACGCTGATAGTTCTCAGGCCTAATCACATGCACAGGAGTTAGTTTGCTCTCTAATATCTCTGTGTTGGTTCCCTGTGGATCACTGGCAGGGTCATACAGCATTGTGCGTTCACTTTTCATGCCCACAGATTCTTCTGCCCAGCACCGTTGGCAGACTTCGTGTCGCTGATTGTCAAGCATGTGTCGCCGAAACTCATCAAGGGCTGTGCTATTCCACACTTCGGCTATGCTTTTATTGGGGAACTGCCATGTACTACCGCCCAAGGCCGGACAAGGACTCACGTTCATTGCAGGATCAATGGTGATGTAACTGAATGGCGCAAGGCAAAGATTTTTTGGTAACATACACTAAATCCATTCCAGACGTTCTTGCGTGAATGGGTAGTTGGCGTCCTTGTAGTAGGCCTTGCGTTTGGTAAGATGACGTTTGGCAAATCTGCAGGTGCTGGTTATGTCCCAGATTTGCACATGGTCTTTGTCTTCGGCTCGGCGGATGCCGCGACCTATGCTCTGAATGACTCGAACAAAGCTCTTGCCAGGCTCAACGAGAACAAGATTAAAAATACGGGGAATATTAATACCAACCGCAGCCACGCCGTAGGTTGCGACGATAATTTTGTCTGTTGCCTCTGCCACTTGGTCATATTCATCCTGTCGGTCTTTTGCCTTGGTTGCACCTGACACAAACACAGCACGTTCGCCCAGTCGTTGAACCAATGCCTGTCCAGCTGCCACACGATCCACCAGCACTAGAGTGTTGCCGGTTGTGTTGACTTGCTCAATAAGTTGAGCCATGGCATCTAATCTGCCTGGCTCTTCTAGTAGATATTTAAGCTCGCTTTGATAGTTGGTGTGTTCTTGATGATCAACCAATTGTACTATGTTGACATGACACTGCGCCAGTACGCCGCGATCTTGTAGATCACTTGCTGCTAGACGACTGATCACTGGACCAAGACTCACCAACAAGGCTTGGCTTTCAAACTGTTCTTTTGGGATAGTGCCTGTGAGTCCCCAACGCAAAGGTATATGTGCCATGACCCCAGTGAGCAAAGTCTTCAATGCATCAGCTTTGGCCATGTGTACTTCGTCAACAATCACACACACCACTCCCTCAATGAACTCACCAATGGTGATATCAGCTTCACCACTCTTTGTGTTCTTCAACAAGTTGTTGAGACTTTGCCAGGTGCAGATTGTGTGCTGACGTCCAAATTCTTTGCGATCACCAAAGTACACACCCACATCTAACTCCATGTTGACATAGTCTTTTTCTGTCTGCGTGACAAGACTCTTGTTGGGCACAATCACAATACTGCGACCGTATGCCGTGACAGCGTCACTCAATGCGGCTGTCATGATTGTTTTGCCTGCACCTGTTGCAACTTCTTGTAGACACTGTGGGTTGGCCAAAAAATCATTGACTACTTGCACTTGATAGTCGCGCAGTTCCATGGATTGCCCAGCAGCTGGATGTCCAGCAGGCCACTTGATGTGCTGATAGGAATCTTTATGCACTGGTGTGAAATCAAACGTAGTTCGGTATTCGCGTTGATCATCAAGTTCAATATCATAGTGATGTTCTTCCAGCACTGGAATGATGTCAGGAAGAAGATTCAAATAAGTGCTGCCACCAAGTTGAAAGTAGGCCACTTTGCCGTCCCAACGACCAAGCCTCACTGCCGGCAAGTAACGTGCATAGGGAACGTCATATTTGAACTTGTTGACCAGTGTGCGGCGAGCGTCAAGCTCAAGGCCCTCAATTTTTATGTTTACTTCATCTTTGATAATTATCTTTGCTTGGCGCACAGTTGCTCTCTTAATTTGTTTACAAACACTTGTTGACTTGCTGTTCCAGGATGATAATCATCCTGCGCCACAGTATCAATTTTCATACTGTCCAAACTTGAATACAGATTTAGCCATGTTGATTGATTGATACTGCCATGTGCGGCATAATCACGGTGTATCTTTGAGTAAAGATCAAAAATTTCCGGGTCATCACGCCGATCCACTTGTAACATTTTTTGTACATAAGGATCAAGCTCATTGGGTTTACTGATGTGTTTTTTATTGAAGTAATCACCACACCATGGAAGAAGACTGTTCACAAACCAAACCTCGCCTTGCTGATGATATCGAGCCAACTCAAGTATGATGTTGACGTACTGTACCACCTTTAAGATTTCCCAGTGGTCGTTGTGATATCTTCTAATACGATCACCAGTTTCTTGCAAAAATTTTCCATCCACTACTTCTTTGTTCACTAGTCGCACCGGAGTATTGAGTAAACTTGTACCGGTGTCATACAATTCTAATCCAAACTGAAATCTGTATCTAGGCACTGCGGTCCATGCCACTACTATTTGATCGTAGTGTACCAATCTTATATTCTTGCAGGCTTCGTGAAAGATACTGTCGTTGTCAGCACCGTGCCAGGCCAAGTTGACAACCTGGTGACCAGGAAACAATTGATTGGTCCATAACTCGCTGTGGAGTTTTTCTCCGGGAAATCCCCATCCAGCAGCATAACTACAGCCCAGAAACAAAGCCTTTTTCATATTGTAATTATAGCATAATCCCAATTGAGAAGTCAAAAAAATAGGTGCCGTACTACGGGCACCTAAAAAGAACTGTTTTAATCAACAGTTCGGAGCTACCATTAACTGTGACGCATCACAGTGTTCTCAGCCAGGAGTTTCCAGTTGTCGCTGACCTTGCGCAGGTCCGCAATCTTCAGTGCCATACGCAGGCTCATCTCACGCAGACGATTCTTGTTATCGTCCATGAACTGTAAGATCTCTTCGCCTTGTTCGGGAGTCATGTCATAGTCCTGGAACAGGTCACCTTTGCGGAAGATCTGCTTGATACGCAGGAACTTGTCGCGCATGGTATTGAGTGTAAGATCAATAAAGTGACAACGCGATTGCAACGCCTCCAAGTGGTCTTGCAACTTCTTGGATTTGAGATTGTCAAACTTCAAGTTAGTGATAAAGATCACTGAACCTTTGAAGTCAAACTGATCTGGCACGCCTTCGCGGCGCAACATGCTGGAATCTGAATTCCAATAGATTCTACGTTTCTTGCCCGAATCCAAGGCTGCCTTGAGTACGTTCAGCGCAACGTCGTCCAGGAGGATTGAGTCACAGTCGTCAAACACCAAGACGTTCTTGGGGTCTGAATATTTGTACAGTGTGCAATACAAGCCAATTGGAGTCATTGCACCTTTGATGACTTCGTAGCGCATTTTCTTGCCAGAAATCTTGTCAAAGATGCCGGCTTTCTCCAGTTGGTACTCAACGCCGTAGCTCTTGCCTACACCTGGAGGACCCACAACAATCATCGCACGAACGTCACAACTGATGGTGGCTTTGGTCATGTCGTCAAGAATGTTGAAACGAGTTTCAATTCGTTGCATGATTTCGTCATCAGTTTCATGCGGAACTGCTTTGGGCATTTCAATAGTATTCTTCAACACAGGCTCTCCTGATGTATATTCAATGTCTGAAATATTATTAACACGTATCCTAACAACATCAAAGTCAGGACCAAATTTACCATCTGATTTTACAGTAACGAATCCGCCTTTGCAACCAGTACGAAAACCTTTAATCAATTCAAAAGTTGCATTTTTTACAACTTGGTTGCGATACACGCCACTACGAACAAGAATTGTTGACATATTAGCTCCTTGTTTTTTTACTGTACCCATATTATATAATAGGCACAAATAATGGTCAAGAAGTTGATGGTTCTGATGTGCGGCCCGTTTTAATAATATCAAAAAGTTTATATTTTAACAACACGGGCTCAAGCAGGGCAGATCTCCAGTGGCCAAATGCTTCAGTGTGTCGTTGCACAAATCGCAACATGTCGTCTCGAAACCACAGTGGGTTTACAACAGAAATTATAAAAAGTGCAAGAAAGTAGGGCAGCACTGGCAGCGTCACCGCCCAAAACATTATGAGAAATTTAACACGATCAACTGGTTTGACTTGCATAACTGCTCCTGTATTTCAGCTATAATAAGACATTGCTGATTTAAAGTCAACCCAGTGCCTAAAGAATCTTTGTTATTGAGGAGTATTTGGATTAGTGGGGCTTAGATCACTGCCCAAATAGAAAAATTTATAGGTCCATGTCAGTGTGCTGCCAGATTTTATCGGATATTTCCAGGCACCAGGTAGATTTTCTGTAGAACTATAGTAATCTGTCCAATCAGTGCCATCCAAATACACAGGACTCTTTGCCTGCTGCTGAAGTTTGATGTACGGCTCACTCCACGATATTTCAGGAGTTCCATACAGTTCCTCGTCAACTGCCATTGAATTTGGGCGAGGCCATTCAACTTGGAAATCTTCAAGTACAACACCGCACAATGAATCGCCACCAGAAACTGCTATGCTGGCCACCATTTCACGTGGTATGTCTGGGGGATCTTCTTGCCAAACCCACTGGGCCAGGACCTGGCTGGGATCTGTGAAGTTGTTGGGCAATGTGGTCTGATGTGTTGTTGCCACAGTACCGTTATACACCACTTGATCGTCCATGGTAATTGTCACTGTCAGTGGATCAGCATCACTGTAGGCTAGACCAAGCAAACAAAAGTTAAAATTTAGCATAATTTTCTCCCAACACTATTTACCTCCAAAAGTTTTGTATCACGGGGTCATCAACTTCATGGGGTTTGGGGGAGCCGTGGAAAATCAAGATACTTGTGATGTTGGTAAAATTGGTACCTGTGCCTGGGGCCAAATACAGTCTGTTTTTAAAGTTTACACCACCATCCTTGGCTTGCCAACGCCAGCTGATGGCGTTGTTTGGGGGGAAATAGCGCAACAATCTCTTGTCTACTACTTCGCTTACGAAATCTTGATCACCTTGAAATTTTTGTATAGTATGAGTCAAATCTCTAGCAGCAAAGTCCTGCCAGATATACGAGAATGCCTGAGTATCAAACCACATCACTGAACTGTTGATTCCTGTGTGAGTTACTCGCCACAAGCTCCTAAAGTCCTTGGGTGCCCAGAAAAATTTTGGATGCATCAAAGGTATCCAATCCAAAGATCCCACTATTACAACATCAAGATCAAAATACAACAACGACCCCTGAAATAGATCCGAGTTAAACAATTGCATTTTGTACCACCAGCTTTTTTTTGGCCCTGACACTCCTGGCCACTCTTTGATAACGTGTTTGATCATGTGTGGTGGAACTTCTCTACTGGCTTCAGTGTACACATGGAATCTCACCGGACGAGTTATGTTTCTTAGCACCATGTTATACAAACGTTCAACATAGTTCCATGAATATCCGGTACCGTGAATCAAACACGCTACATTCACTGGACCATCTAGATCAATCTTTGCAGGATCAATCTGTGCTGCAAGTTTGCGCTCATTGGCTGAGATAGTTTTTTCTAACCGACGTGCATCTTTTTCCTGAGCTCTACGCTGACGTTCTTCAATGTTTTCTTTGATTCGTTGCTGCTCGGCTCTAAGTTGTCTTTTTTCTTCTTTGCTCATATTATGTCAATGCTGGTTTTAGTCTTGGGTACCATACGGCTTGTTCTAATTCAGTCACAGAATACTCAGTGTGTGATATCTCAATCAACCATTGTTCGCGATCAACTGCGTAAGATTGCTCCAGGGCTGCCATGCCAAAACTCACAGGAAATGCCAGACTGGAATTGTCAACCACTGGCCGTGTTCCTGCAATAGCAGCCTGGATACCCGGGCCAGAGTTGTGATTGACCACAGCATGATAGCCTAGATTAAAATCAAAGTTATCATATGTATTGATTAGTTTTTTGGGAGTTTGAATTGTGATTCTAGACTCCAATAGGCCGGGATTGAGTTGACTTCTTGGGTGCGGCCTTACAATCAACGGTCTATCAGTGTACTGGCGCAGTTTTTTAATTTGATCGTTGACCCAGGCTTCGGCAGTTGTCCAACCTGTCATTTGCAAACTATGGGCATGCTGGCTGCAGATTAAAATTTCAGGCCTAGCACTGGCCGGTGATTTTAAGTGTAATCCAAAATGCCGAGGTCTGTCCGGATCTAAATTCGTCTGATGTCCGTAGTAGCCTGCAGCAGTGACATGGTTTACAGCAACCTTCCAGGTGACTCCGCGATTCAATGCTCCAATATCAATCACAATCACAGGCTTGCCTTGTTTCCTGTAGTGTTCATGGACTTTTTGATTTTCACGCATACGCCCAAACCATAGCACTGACCAAATCACTGCCACGTCAGCTGTAATTGAGTTTGGCACAACATCGTAACCTGCTCGTTGAGCTCCGGCAAGGAACGCTCGCATCACATCGGGCGAATTCAATGCACATTGATTTTCAAACCACGTAAGAGTTTTAGCCACTAAATAATTCCGTGAAATATACAGTAATTACCACATTTAATCAGGCTGGCTATAATCAATATGCCAGTAGAATGATCAATACTTATTTGCAAAATTGGCCTTCCGCAGTGAAGCTTTTGGCCTATGCTGAAGAGTGTCCGGTCACTCAATTTGCACCCAACTTAGAAGTGCGTGATCTCAACACTTCTAGTTCGGCATTGATGGAGTTCAAAC